ATTTGCAATTGTCATTTATTACTGTCCCTTGGACCCGAGTATCTGTCTCAGCAGGTCCTTAATCTCAGCGACATCCTGCTTCAAATTATTTATCTCGTCTAATTTATCCTGTTCGCGCTTTCTTCTGGCACGATATGCTTCAAGCCCGGAATTGTCAGTAGAGATAATGGCCTGACATGATTTATCCTTTACATATCCAGGCTCATTTTCTATCTTTACTAATTCTGGTTTCATCGTTGAAGGGCAATCACTCTAATATCATCAAGACGCGGTGGGTTTGTCGTAGTAGTGCTTGTAAGCACTACCTTAATCGATAGATACTTATACCCAACAAATCGTGATCTTGCTGAATTTCTGTATTCAATGATGCTCGAATTTGTTGTATTTGCACCAGACAGATAATCATTGCTATAATTTGGTGCAACAAAAACATATTCTTTGAAGTCATCAACAACATCTGTGCTAGAGAATACTGTTGATGATGTAAACCCTGTTTCTGTCGTATATGACATTGGGATCCAACGCGCATTATCAAACGTATCGCTATCTTCACGATGCAGAATTTTATAATACACGTTGACGTTAGACCCGGGTGGGCGATATGCACTAAGATATACGCGAATGTCTTCCGCATCTTGCCCGTCTGCAAGAGTCATCTTACGGGTAATATATCTTGCTAGAGCATTACCACCACTTACAGTATTGGCTTCACCTGTAGTGTCATTATTAATGAGATTTTGAACCGTAATGGCTGAAATTCTCTTGACATCAAGAACCGGCGATGCATATCTGCTAGTGCTAGTAAATAGTGCTCTAACTTCGGCGGAACGACCTGCAGCCATAGATGCACCACTAATTGATGTATTTGATTCCATGCTGCGGCTTAGAATAAATCTCGGTGCAGTAAATTCGGTATCAGCATTTACATTCAAGTCAAAATAACTTGAATCCCTTGATGTATTGCTTGTAGCAAATTTACCTGAGAATCGAATATTTGTATTTGTTGGTGTTAAGAAGTCAGAAGAAATATTGATTATATCAGCCTGCAAACGATCAAGTCTAACTATGCGAGCAGTATAACCATTTGTTTGACCTCTAATAAAGCTATTCGCAAAGAATACCCGACCCGCACCCGATGCAGGCCCACTATTTGTAAATGACACATTAGCTAGATGCAGATAGGTATTTGCAAAGGATACTGAATCATAGTAAGTTGCTTTACCAGTTGGTGTTGTCGCAGATGTAATACCACCAGTCGAATTACCAACTATTACACCAGTTGTTGAATTTGTATTGCGAATGCGAATACGCTCTCCACCCACAAATTTAGTATTCAGAGATACATTTCTTATTCTAAGCTGTGTAGAGCTAAAGCGAGAGATTGTTCCTGTTGCACCAGATGTCATACCTTGAACGAAGGTAACACCAGTATTTACTGCCTTAGTATTAGCAAATGTACCAACAAGAATTGTCTCGCCATAAATGTCTTCGCCTGTGCGAATAAAGGCACCTGACACATTTGCAATCTGATAATAATCTCTTAGCTCATTCTTGAATATTACTGTGCCTGTTGTTGAGGTATTAAAGTTTGCCACATAAAGAGTGAACTTTAGATCCTCTTCCTGAAGAGGGCTATACACAATATCATTTGATGATACTGATAGAATACCAGCCGCCGGCTGCGATGAAATTCTGTTACCAGTAATTCTATCAACCTCACCAAGACGAGCAATGTGCATATTATAATTTGGGTTGCTACCAACTGGCTTTATAACTATGGCATAATCGCGTGCATTTTGTAGATATACCGGTGATGGGAAATATACAGGTGTCGGTGCAGACCCATTATTACTTGTATTGATTTCCGCCGGCTGTAGAATTACGCGGCTAAATGGAATCATGCGACCAGTAATAACATTTGATATAGGATCGATTGCACGAATATGGATTTCACAACCAATTTGTGTATCTTTGGTAGCAAAGAATAGATCGACCTTTGTTACAAATGCACCAGACCCCGATATCTTACCAACAGCATTAGTATCCATAGTAAATGATTGTGCAATTGGGTCAAAAATTGTCTGATTGACTTCAATTGTATTTCTAGTATCTAAAACAGATTCAGAAACAGTTTCACCTGTTCTGGTGCTTACAATTGTATTTTGTACTTCTTGTGTAAGACCCTCGGCCACATATACAGCTTCGGCTGATGTTATAAATGTACCCTGTGTGGTATCATTTGTGGGTGAGTCCGTTAGTCTAAAAATGCGGCTACCCGTTCTAAATCTCATATTTTCATTAGATGGGATGCGGAATATACCATATACATTGCCGTTTGCTACGGAAACAAGCTGTCCGCCCTCATTTGCAGTATTTGCGAATGAAGCATTGGTCGGGGTTACATATTGAGAAACCGCAGTACCATCAAAGAATGGATACACTCTAGATGTAGGTTTAATACCTCTACCTATAAATCTAATTGAACGTGATCTCATAAAGGGTTGAATATTTGAACTTACAACCCTGTTACCTGTACTGGTTGTAGTAGTTCTAGGGACTAGGGATCTGCGTGTTCCTGTTCTAACCTGATTTGATGTTGTTGTAGTTGTGGTTATTGTTTGTACAGCCCAACCAGTAGCAACAGTCTCAGAAGTGGTTGACTGCGCAATAGTTTGCCAGTCACCCCAAGTTGTTCCCCATGCACCACTTTGCTCCCAATTATCATCAAAATTATCAATATTAACAAGAACGTCAGGGAGCTGAACGGTATCTACCCAATAGTCCGACGGTGGGTCTAGAGTGACACTACCAGTCCATTTCCAAAATAGACCCGCCGCATTTCTTGTTGTAGAATTATAGGGCTGGGTCACAAAAACTTCGTGACTATATGGTAGGGTTATAATTTCACCAGCTGGTGGTAAATATACACCTGAAATTGTCGATGAGACAGCGCCACTGGAAATTGTTGATGTTGTGGTAAAATTACCTGTAGCATTTTCAACATATAGCTTATTGCCAACTTTAAATCTTAATGTTGCTGTTGTTCCACCAGAACTTACTGTAGAGCCATTTACAAAGGCCGACGCTGAATTGGCAATAAAAACTATTTGATCGCGCGCGACACCAGCAGGTGTAACATTAGTACGCACAATATTAGATGAATTTGCCGAATTATAAAATAGCTCAACATTATCAAGCTTAAATGGTGGGCGAGCCTCGCCATAATTTGCATCAATTGCAATCTTATAATCCGAATTTCTTACATCACCAACATTATGCCCATAGAATGGGTCAACCAGAATACCATTTTTAAATCTATTATTACCAGAAGAATCCTGAACAAGAAGATTCTTAGTATCCATCTCAAGTAGATTTAGTGTAGTATAATATTCCAGATTTTCAATTCTATCGCGTAGAACACCAATATCTTTCATTGTAAATCGAGGGTTCTTTACTGGGAACACTCTAGAAGCTAAATCGCCTCTATTAACTCTACGCGCTTGCTCATCTGCAAGAGATGGGTATGGTGTAAGATTTATTGTAGCGATAGACATAGTATCTTTCGGCTCATCCGGTGTAATTGGGTTGAGCGATGATACTCCCTTTACAGCAGTAAAATTACCATCACGATCTAATACTATTCTGTCATTTCTAAGTAGATAATAATCAAGATCGGCAGTAAAGTTTTCACCTGGCGACATAAATCTCAACCCACCAGATGGCTGATCAAAGCTAGTTGAAAGTCTTGGGTTGATTGATATATTTGTAAGAGATGTGACACTATTTGCCGTATCCGTCATACGAGGGCGAATATCAATACAATCTCTCAGATCAAATCTATTACCAGTACGTGATGACGTATAAACTGGTATTTCATAGGTAAATATCTTTGTGGTATCTGTTGCAGCATTTGTATCGTCAACTGGATATGAATCAACAGAGAAATACCCAACACCGGTTGAATAGCTATGAGTAAAGTGATCAAGAGTAACTAGAAGTCGATCACCAGATGACAGAGAAATGCCGCTACCAGACTTACGCACAAGACGAGCATGACTGTAGAAGTCATCAAGCATCCCTGTATCAAGAGTAAAGCTGTTAGTTACATCTGTACCCTCAGTTAGAGATGCAAAGTTTGACCCCGACTTTCTACGAACAGATACTAATTTGAAACCGTCAGATAGACCAAGTGGCCATGGTCCCGTGGTGTTTGCAACATAAGATGTGCCACCACCGGCACCAATTCTAACTTGTACGCGACGATTTCTATTAACTGTCTTTGCAGCCTCTTGCCCATCAACCTTATTCAGCTCCGCAATAACGGTAGCATTTAGAGATGAACCAAGAGTTTCTTGAAGATTAAAATCTGTCTGTGTCGATGATGATACGGTAATTGATCTTGCGGTACCAGTTGAACCGGACCCACCAAAATCTAATACCTGACCCTGGCGAATAAGCTTATGAACGCGCATCCCCGTGCGAGTCGCACTTGCTGTGGTTAAAGTATTCAGAGTGGTTGATGAAACAGAAGTTACAATAAAGTCGCCAGTATTTGCCACGCGAATTAGTTCGCCCGGGCTAAATCTGGTTGTCAGATCGATTGAGCTATTAGAGCGAGTTATTGTATTTGACCCGCTTGTTGTGCTAAGTCTTAGTGTGCTAATTGCCCCAGTATTGGCCGAACCGCGTGCTGTAATATAATAATTTGAGCGACCTATAGCGGTTGATAGCGCACCACTACCTGAGAATGTCTCGCTAGCTGTACCAGTTGATACAGATGCAGTACCACCTGTACCAAATGTTATGTCAAATGACTTCTCAAATCTAAAATTATTATCAACATTACCTGAAGTATCTCTCAATCTTCTAATTGCATTTGCCGGTAGACGAAATACAGCAATATCAAATGACGGGTCAGTGGTATTTGCATTTTTACCATTTGACCCTAGAATATCGGCTTTACCATTGGCCTGGCCAGCACCGGCACTAAACATGATTGACTGAGCATTAGCAAAACCAAACCCGGCATTCATATTAATATCGGTCAGATATACCCTATATTGTGCTGAAGGAAGACCCGGCGTTCCTGCATGATATTCAATTGCACGAACTCTTGCAGTACCAATCTCAGAACCAGAGAATGAAGTGAGAGAATAATTTCTGGTTGAAACTGCATTGGCCTGCTGCGATCTAAGGCTGACTTTACCCTGAGCATTTACATCCCAAGAACCAACAACATTGTCCGCTATGATATAATTACCATAATCAATTAAAGCACTAGCTTGCTCAACTGAATTATAATCGGTTGCTTTGTCAATTGGTATGCGCTTGCTTTGTAAAAGTTCAATATCAAACCCCTGAACATATGATTTTCCTGGGTTTACTTCAACAACCAACTTAGATGCGCTTCCACCCTCTCCCGCAGTAAAGACACCCTGGTTATTACCAGTCAATAGATGCTCACGGAGTCTAGGTGAAAGACCACTTACAATATAATTACCAGATTCATCATAAGTTCTTTGAGCAATATAATCCTTAAGAAGATTATACTGCGGAGAATCTGAGCGTGATTGAATCTCACCGCCCTTAAGCTGAATTAGCTCAATAAAATTATTGCTAGCTGTTGCATTAGTATCAATGCGAGTAAATTGCGCCGTTAGCTTAAGGCGCGCCGCCCCAGGTGCGGCAAAGTTATAAGCACCTGACGCAGGATCAAGTAGAGTTGAATCATCGGCTTCTTTAACAATAGTCTCGATTACATTGTAACCAATACGCGCCGATCCATTTGAGCTATATTTTGATATAACAAGAAGATCGGGATCGGTTCGAATGAAATGATCCTTAGCATAAATTACGCCTTCATTAATTTTCATTAGGGCCGAATACCCTGTGGCACCAGATGAAATTAGATTGGCCGTTAGGCCACCGCCGCCAGTCGCAGTAATAACTTCGCCATTAGCAAATGAACGGCGATTGCTATTACCACCAGTAAATTTTACAAATAAAGTCTTGAAATTTGGTGTATTTGCTTCAGACCCATCATTTACCTTAATAACACTAGCAGAGACACCAGATGTAGCACCAGTTACGGTTCTGTTAAGAAACGCAAACACATTAACAGATGTCACGCCATTTGAAGCTGTATCGCGCAGCTTCATATAAACTACATCTTTGTCTAGAAGGGTTTGGCAGCCTCTAACTATGCTACCTTCTTTAAAAATATGCTCGGCAAACCGATCAATCTGATTCTGTAGAATTGACTGAATTTGCGTAAGCTCGCGCGCTTGAACAGCAAGGCCGGGGCGAAATAGAATGCGATGAAAATTCTTTGACTCATTGAAATCGTCATAATACGGGTCAACGTTTAGATCCGTAGAAATCGTGACAGTATTAGCAATAGACGCCATCTGTTTTCTTACCCCTTAAAACGTCACGACGAAACGAAATTCTTCAAGCTGATCCGGCTTTCTGACAATTGGCGGATTTCGTTCTATGTATAAGACATCCCCGGTATTTTCTCTGATTGCGGGCTTTATAGCATTGATAACAGTGGCAGTTACACCAGATGAAGATGATGTCAATGATTCCGTTTGAGCAAACCCACCACCAATACCATTAGTTGTTAGACGAATAGCACGAAGCACACCTCTGGTCCGAGTTGCATTAGTATTAGCAAAATATACTACTCTCGCTTTTGCACCGCTTACGCTACCTGTAACAATCTCATCTGCTCTGTAGTCTCCTGTAACATTTTGCAATACTATACGATGACATTGATCAATTACTGATGCATTGGCTGCAGGACCGCTTCTAAGCTTAGGATCTCTAATTACACCAATAGTTCTAAAATCATTATTAGTTGGGAATGTATTTGACTCGCCACCTATTACTGATATTGATAGCATCAAATCAGCGGCATTCAACTCACTGCGGGCATTACTGCCATGCCCACCCCTGGGTGATATAATAGGCTGCGCAGTTGCACCAGACCCATATGATGAATTTGCTAAGATTGATACGTTCGCTTGACCATAGTTACGACCGTTGGTTATCATAGTAATTTTTCGTACTTGACCACCTAACGTATTAGATACGTGAGCAGTTGCGCGTATGGATGCAGTTGCACCACTATCACCTCTAATTATAACTGACGGTGCGACAGAATAACTTGATGATGTGTTTGGTGTAATAGTAAATGCATTATTGACAGTGACAACACGACCAACGCCAACATAGCGCACTATACGACGAAGCTGACCAACACCAAGTCCGGCTGAGATATACAGAGTTGATCCAGTATATGCACCATCAATCTGCAATGCATTTGTGGCCAATCCTACTGTTGTAGAATTTGTTACAGATAAGAATGTATTAGATGTGCTTAAATACCCACTACCATTAGCAGTAACTAAAATGTGATCTATTGTTCCATTTGCCGCGGCTTGCTGCACCGACCACTGTGCACTTCCGTTATTAGCTATTAGCTCCCTAACTGGAATATAGCTGCTATTTAAAAATTTCTGAGCATCAGCTGTTGTTACTGCAAATAAGAACTTCCAACGATAGCCGTCGGCT